GTCTGGTTGCACCTTCCATGTAGCGTTGTTAATTACTTGCGTGTTGTCAATTATTGTTACTCCCATTTTATATTGATTTTAAAAGTTCCTTAATTTCATTTACTATATCCTCATGACTTTCAGCTTCAAGTTGATCTAAGCCATCAAACTTTCCTTCAATACTAAACCCCTTGAATTTACCATCTTTGATTTGTTGCCAAACTTCCTCGTTGTAAACTTTCATCTTAACAACCCAACTACCTTTAACAGCATTTAGTTTGTAAAGGTTAGATTTATCGTATTTCTCATCTTCAACAATCCAACTTTCGATTAAGCTAACACCCTCAACATTGTGGTCGTGGTCAACTGTTACGTTGTTATTGTAATTCTTTTTTAAGTAAAGTTCTTGAACCTTAGCGATTGTTTCCTCACTAAACGAAATCGTAAACTCCTTATCTTTGATTCGTCTTAGAATCTGTTTGTTAGGCACTAAAGCAAGCCCCACAACTTCGCGTTTCTCATCGTTGGTAACTTGTAACTCTACGCTTATCTCACTTAGAAAAATAAAATCTTCCTCTATTGCGGGCTTGTCGACTAATGAAATTGCGAAAACCCCTTGTTCGTCATCCTTTATTGTTAGCTCTATGTTCTGCATACTTTTATAACTTAACTTTGATTAAAATGTTGCATTTCTTACTCTATTACGGTCTAAGGCTTGCGCTGTTGATACCTCACCACTTACTACATATGCTTTAACTGGTTGTTGTTGCAACGCTCCTAACTGCATTTGTGGTTGTGCTTGTATAATGTCAAAGGACGGTGTACGTGGTGCTGTTGGTGTACTTGTTGCAGTGTCTCCACCACTTCCGCCTTGGAATTGTGTTGCTGCAATTTTCGCGATATTAATACCTCCTGTTGCCGCTGCTATTCCTGCTTCAATAAATTGCGCTCCAGTTGCAAGTTTTAAAGGGTTGCCACCTGCTGTTAATGCTCCCGTAACAGCGTTTGCAGTGTTCATAATTGCAAGCCCTAAACTCGCTGCCTTATTTATTTGAAATGCTTTGCGTTGTTCTGCTTCGTTACCGTTTGCAAATAAAGTTGATAAGTCTGCTAACACCCCAAATGCTTGTTGACCCATTTGTATTTTCTTATTTTTAACCTCTTCAGCTAATTGCTTTTCACGTTCAGCATTTTCCTCGTCAATCTTTTGTTTTTTATTACTTGTTTCAATTTGTATTTTCATTAACTCATCAGCATCAGAAATCGCTTTTGCAGTTATCGAATTTGGGTCGTCCTCTAACTTTTTAGGCTTTAAACGCATAGAGTCAATTTCCTCTTGCATTTTTAACCGTCTGTTTAAGCTTTCTTCATAAGTTTCTTCCTCTTTTTTTACTTGCTCTTTAACTTCTGCTTGAACTTTTTGATTATTAGTTTTACGTTCACGTTCTTGTGTTATAGTTAATTCTTGTTGTCTTAAAAGCAACTCTTCATTTTGTAACTTTTTATCTTTTAATATTTGACTCCTTTGTATTTGCAAGTCTTTTTGTTCTTTTTGTAACGCCTTTGCTCTATCCCAATCTTCATCCACATAAGCCTCGATATACATATTTCGCGTGTCTTTAAGCAATTTATCAAGCTCTGCAACCGTTCTTTTCTGTACTTCAACACGTTGCTTTTGACCTTTTTTCTCGATATTTAATAAATCTTGTTCACTTGCGCCACGTGCTTTAGCTAATCTTAATTCAGCATTTATGTTTCTGTCTATTTCCTCCGTGTTTTTTTTATATAGATTATTAGCTTTATCTATTTGTCTATTTAAGTCGTTTTGTTTTCTTTCTAATTCTTTAGTACCATCAATCCATTCCATTATTTTAGGTAATAGAAAACCGATAGCAACCACTAAAGCCCCTATACCCGTAGCAATTAACGCGCCTTTTAACGTTGCAAACGCTGCTACAACTTGGTTTTTAACAACCGAAGCTAATTGAATAAACGAATCCTTTGCACCTCCTAAAGCTTGCAACCCCTCAGCTAAAGCCATGGCACTCTGAACTTTCAAAAGTTGCTCTTCTACTTTCTTACTTTCAACACCAACTAAACCTAAAGCTCCCTGATAAGCAGCAAAACCACTTGCAACACCTCCCAACGATGAAGATAATGCTTTGAATTTCGCATCAGGGTTAAAGGCATCTGTTAAGGCTTTAGCATCTTCAATTTGGTCTTTTAGTTCCGCTGCTCTTTTCGCTGCATTAGCTGCCTCTTTAGACGTTACACCAAACTGCTCCGATAACTTCGCAACTTCCGCCTGTGCCTCTCTAAGCTGTGATTTAAGCGACCCTAAATTATTCTTTACCTCTAATTCAATTATTTTCTTTTCTGCCATGTTGTAGCTTGTTTTAAGTATAACTCACGTTTAGCCTGTTTGTAGCTTTCACGCACCGAATTAGTAAGTTTATATTTCCCTTTAGCGATGTCTATTATTTCGCTTTGTCCGTAGAAATCGTTAGACTTCAATAGTTGTATAATTGTATTAAGCATCTTGGTAAATTGTTAAGTAAGGTTTAGTATTTCTATAATAATTAAATGTTTTTGGAAGCCCTGTTAAATTCTCAGGTATAGTAACCGTAACCAATTGCTCTGTAGTGTAAGTGATAAAATCAACACCATAGCCTAACATATCGGCTACTCCATTTTCAAGAAATATAGGTATCTCAACATTGCTTTCTGCTGCACTTTGAACAGGAATATTAATATTAGCTACTGGTCTAAAGTCATTGATTAAAGCTAAATCAACATCACCAGTTGTTAGGTTTACCTTCATCTCATTAATAATATAACGTTTATCACGTATAATCAAACGGTCATTTAGCTTTAACGATGTTAGTAATGATATAGGAAACAATGCTTTAACGTTTGTTAGTCTGTTCTTTTGGTTGTACAAGTTTTTTAAATAGCTATCGTAATATTGAGAGTACAATGTATTTGTAATGTAAGTCGCGTCAAATGGGCTACCTTCAACTGCAAAATGATTTGAAAAAGTAGCGTTGTTATAGGTTAATTGATTTGTCAAAGGCATATATTGAGTAACTTGACTTGTACTTGACCCATTGTTAAAATAAAACGATACACCTGTTTTTAACGCGTCTAAATACAATAATATAGGTTTGTTATCATAAGCTTCATTTGATGTCTTTTCATTAAGTATAAAAGCAACAGGAGGCTCTGATGTATTACTTGTTAATTCTTTTGAGAATCTAATGTTTTCAAATGGTAAATTAATTGTATATTCTCCACCATCATAATTTGAATTTGTTTCTTTGTAGCTTCCAAACTCTTTAGGTGCGTTTTTTTGAGAATCAAAATATTCTTGATTTAAAAAGCTTTCTGAGTTTTCATAATCAAAAGATATTTCTTTGTATAGTTTGTGTCTTTCAATTGTAATTTCATCCGTGTCAACATATTCAGTAATATCAATAACAGCTCCACGTGTATACCAATCGTCTAAAGGTTCTACTTGAAAGTTATCCACTGATGTAGCGTAACACGTAAGGTTAAACATTTTAAACACACCACTTACAAAGTCGCTAATCTTCATATTAGGAACGTAAACAGTAGGGTCAATGGTTGCAGATGTAAATACTTTCGATAAAGTTCTAAATTGCGCTGTACCTAAAGCAAATAATGAGTTTTGATATTCAACCCTTATACCAATTGATGAGGCTGTACAAGGCACTGAGGCTCTAATCTTAAAGCTCATTATATTTGTTCCTGTATAAGTTGTTTTAGGTATAATTTGTTTTGATGTCGTTGTTAATTCAAACGTGTTAATGAAATTATTATTTACATAAACATCTAAATATATTTTTGCTGTTGCCACACTTGGAGTTGCAGCACTTGCTAATACCCTAACATTTGTTGTGTTGCTTAAATCAATAGTATCTGTTGTTGTGTTTATTCTTGAGTCTGCATCTGTTATGTCATCAATAGTAAATTGCAACGTTTCAGTTAAGGCTTGCATTGTTTTTGCATTCTTTAACCATAAAAATAATTCTGTAAATAACTTTTGATTAAAGAAATTAGAATTAAATGTTACGTTATATTTTGTTTGTATAGCTTCAAAAATCTTTTTTACACGTAATGCAGGGAATAATTCAGTGTAAACAATAGGGTAACTACTATTATTTATATCTGTATTTGCACCAATATTATAACTCCATAGCCTACTTGATGAAATTAAAGGGTAACGAATATCTGAATCACTTGCATTTACTAATCTTGTACGTACTGTTGTACCGTTATATGGTTGGCTATATACACTCAAATCTAAATCTTTTAGAGTGTCATCCCCGAACGCATCTTTAAGACTCGTTAAATCACCGTAAAACGTTATTGAATAGCTTTCAACACTGCCCTTAACAACGTTTGAACTTTCGATTGATATCTTCCCACTCCTAAATGGAATCGTACCTATTTCGATAAATGCGTTACGTCTTATGTTAGGGTTGTCGTTTGCATTCACATCAGATTGATAAAAATGTTCAAACAGTCTATTATTACGTGGTGATGCAGGGATAGTAAACGACTGCGTAAAATCAGTGTAAACCTTTGCTAAATCCTGAACGTTTTGAATCGAACTATTTATCTGAATCTCTTCATCGTTAAATAACTCTAACTTTTCATAGTTGCCTGAATTAGCAATAACTTCTATATATACGTCTACCTTTCTCATCTATACAACGCTATTAATTAAATCATACGCAAATTCAAATTCCAAACTATAATTAATTTGTTTTGTGTTTATCGATTTGTTTAGTTCAATTGATTTAGTTTTAAGGATCGCAGGCTTTTCATCTACTAACACTTTTTCACTTAGCATTAATTGTTTTAAATTGTCCTTAAAATCCTCCTCTACCCATCCACTATTGACCTTTATGCTTTGTTTTCCGTTTTGATTGTACGTTGTTCTTTGCCCTCCTGTTAAACTATAATCATACGGTTGCATTAAGTTGTAATCTTTGTTAGTCACTTCGATATTATCGTTTGACGCCTTGAAAAAGAATTCACGTTGGAACGCACCATGTTTATTTATGAAGTCAACCTTTACAGGTGTGTACAAACATTCTTCAACAGGTTTAAATGTCCATGTTGCTTGAACTACGTCTGAACTATTTATAACCTCTACCTTGTATTCTTTTGTGAATTCTGAATTATAGCATCTTGGCACGTAATAAAATCCTAAACCTAAAGACGCGCTTAAATAAACAATGCTATCGGTAACATTTGTCCATCTTATCTTATCAGATGCTGCGGCGTAAAGCATAATAAACCCAGCATTTGAACCGCTATGATAGTAATAGTTTTTTTGGTCTAATAAGTAATTTCCACCGTTATAATTAACACTATTAGAAAACTCTGAGTATCCATCAGTTGCAATGTAATCAGTTGTATCTACTAATGTTTCTGTTGTTCCTACAGTCTTGTATCTCTTTACCCTTACATTAAGTTTATCAACACACGTATAACTAACTGCTGCGGTCAAACTTGTAACGTTACTGTATGCCGTGTGGTCAAAGTATTCACGAATGTATGGCGCGATATCGTAGTAGGTTGTTGGCGCATTCGATGCAGGAATTGCCTTACTTAAAGTATAGCTTAAAGTAGGAGTTGAACCTAAAGCACCGAAGCTGATAAACAATTCAATCTTTGTACTAACTTGGCTTGTTTCATTAATACTAATAATGTAAGGTGACCTTGCTCTAATCATTTCGGTTGTTTAATTGAATAGTTAAATATTTTCTCTAAATCTATTTTCAAGTCATTGACTAATTCTTGAGGTAAACGTTTGTACGCTGCTTCAAATGGTTTAGTAAAAAACAAAGTAGGTCTTAACCCTTTAGCGTAGATTGACCTTGTGATAATCCATGCTGTTGCATCGTAGGATAAAAATTTACCTGTAGACTTCTTTGTTTCAGGGTCACGTTGTCTAAATTGAAATTTACGTGCCTTAACCCATCTTTGTATCCCATCTGTTAACCCTCCTTTTGCTCCCGTTCCGCTCCCAAATTTATATGGTGACTTTGGCGCGCGTGTGTTTGAACGTTTACCCCTTACCCCCTTATCCTGATAGTTACCGTATTCCTCCATTTGAAAGTTCAAGAAGTAACCTTTAGCATAAACCTTTGCTTCACCTTTTAAAGAGTTGTATAACTTTCGTGTGTTGTTATGCGATCCAAAAGGTGCGCGTCCCTTCGTTAAGTTAGTACGAGCCTGTTTAATTACAGATGTTTTGAACTTATCTAAAGCATCCTGTAAGCCTGACTCCCTTAAATCGCTTAACATATTGTCATTTCATTTGGTGCTAATATGTCGAATGTCATGGTCCAACCTGCAACAGCATCGGTAAACCTATCAACAAAAGGTTCACAACTTGCAGTATCATCCAACACTTCATACCCAGCATCGTTTATATCACCACGTCGAACCCTCTCAAATATCCTGTTAAGTATGCTTAAAGTAGTGTTTAACACATCGTCCTCATTGTCGTTACCCTTATAAATATCTGTTACATCGTCTTTGCTAATATCTACTATTGACATCATAACCAATGAAACATTATACACCGTTGTATTGCCTCTAAATGCTACATCGTTAAATATAATGTGACAAAGTGGATACATATCTTGCTTTGCATTGGTAATCTTATCAAGGCTGCCCTTAGTAACTCTATTCACTAATGGGTCAGCAAGTATACTATCATGTAATAATGTAGATAGGTTATAATAGTTTTTCATGTGATCGCTTTAATTGTTTAACCTCGATTCTACTTTTTTGTTGTTCAAAGGTTAAAAATGTTAAGCACTGATGAAGTTTGAGCCCTGTAACTTCGTCAAATCTTCTAATATCTCCCTGAGCGACGTGATAGATTGAGCTATACCATCCCCACTGTTTTGAGAATTGAACATTTTCGCTATACGGGTTTTGTTCTTCGTTTTCTCCAAAGAGGACAGAGTACTGCTTATTAATTCTATTCCTAAAGTCCAAAAAAAAACAGATGCAGGTAGTACAACGTCCAATGGTGCGTATTTTAACACCTCTGAGTAACTTAAATCACCTTTGTAAGGTTCTATTTCATATTTGCCTTTAACGTCCTTAACAATCGGTCTATACATTACAGTAAGTGCTTTGTGTATGTTTTGAAAGTCTCCAATGTTTGCCTCAATGTCGATGTACTCACCCCAACTGATTTCTTCTAAGTCGGGAATAAATCCAAACTCCACATCGTTCAATTTGAATCTATGTTTGAAGGCAGTCTTTTCGTTAAATATTTTATTGAAGTGTTGCACCAACTCGATAACAGTTGATGCTTTCATTTTAACAACTTCTTTCAATTCAAGACCGCAAAATATTTCAATCATTTTTTGAAATACAAACTCTTTATCGTCTGAGTTGTTAAGTGTTAGCATATACTTCTGATACCTATCTAAACTTATTTCGGACAGGTTTGAGGGGATATCTATTTCAATCTTCATTTAGCCACCATTACTTTAGCTCTTACACCTTTCCAATATTTCAACGATGCCTCAGCTTTCGCTACTTCATTGTCGATTGACTCAACACATTGGAACTTCCAATTGTCTCCGTATTCGTCTTTGTAAGCGTCTACAACTTTAACGCTACTCTCATTAATCATTTGTCTTAAACTCTTACCTAATTCCATCTAATTCTTTTTTTAATTGTTCAACTCTATTATTCAAATAATCTATTTCTTCCAATAATACTTCGCTTTTAGTTAAAAACCTAACCCCTATAATTTCATTGTTAACATGAGTAAATCCTTTTTCTTTAAGGTTATTTAAATGAATTATTAAATCTTCAATATTTTTTACCGCTGTTTTAAATTCATAAATATTTCCTTCGTACACTTGCCATACAAATGTAGAATCATTTTCTTTTATTAATCTCTCACCTAATTCCATATTTACCTTTGTTTGGGTTACTTAATTGATAACTAACTGCATATCTTAACGCATCCAATGCGTGGTTATATTTGTCTATTGGTGTTTCTGACTTCTTTTCAAGCCAACAATAGTTATTTAATTCTTTTATCAAATCTACGGAATTTTCGTCAATAATTAAGTCATAGTCTTGTAATAAACTTATTCCATATTTAACAGAATCCGCCCCTTTAATTGTAGGTACAATATTTAAGCCTTGCGACTTTAATTCGTTAATCAAACGTGGCTCTGCATTATCCGCAACTATTAAGTCACGTCCTGCAAATTGTCTATTAAGTTGTGAAAGTTGTGACGTGGTTAATCCTGTTTGATAAATGTGTAATCTAACATAAATTATCTTGTTAGTCTTATCAATAGACGTTTCAACAAGTGTAGATGGATCGTTGCTGAATCCGTAATCTTGACCGAATACTGAACCATTATCTTTATTGTACTCTCCTATCCTCCAATTGGTAAAGATAACACCTTCAGCTTTCTCTAACCATCCTCCGAGTATTGTGTGTTTATATTTATCAGGCCTACGTTCTTTTATCGTTTTTATTTGATTTAAGAAGCTTTCTGATAGGTTTGATATGTTATCCTTATATGTTGTGTGAATATACGTTGTATCGCCTTTAACTGTGTTGACTCCTGCTTCAACTCCTCTACTCTCGAAAAACTTTTGATAGATGAAATGTTCTTTAGTAGCAGGGTTAAGAATAAGTATTACCCTGTTTTGTTTTTCTTTATGTCGAATAGAGTAATCTATTTTGTCAAATACATCTTCATCGGTCAACTCTTCAGCTTCATCTAAAATCCAACAAGTGACCCCAGCCAAAGACTTTAAGTTAGCTGTTTGGGTTCCGCTCGATGTCTTAATACCTTTGAATAGTATCTTACTTCCTGTCCTTAGATTTATTATTTCATCCTTAGTAATATGAAAATCCTTATGTTTATCTAATATATCAATCTTATCAATAAATTCAGGTATAATAGAGATGTGAGCAGAAGTAAGGGTATAACGTGTAAATAATATAACATGGTTGCTTTCGTATGTAAGGAGCAGTAGAAGTAAATTAATAGAATATGACTTACCACTACCCCGACCACCTGTAACAATGAAATATCTACTATCATTTGCAAATGTTTTATATTTCGGATTCAGTATTACCAAAACTGATTAAGTCTTTTAGTGTTGTTGTGTTAATGTTAATGTCTTGCTCTACATGTTCTTTAGGTTTACCACAACCATATTCGATTAAAATCTTTGCGCTTGCTATCCTATCTGATGGTCTTTTAGCTTCATCAATCATTATCTCAGCTAATACTCTGAAAGCATCTTCAACATGTGGCTGTGCTAAAGTAAAACCTTTTATCTCATCTGATATTGCTTTACGTCCTGACCCTTCTCTTTTGCCTCCGTGTGTGTTCATTTGAAATCTTTTGATTAGTCAAGTCTACCCTAAAAAACCGCCTTGCCCTTCAGGGAATGATTCTTTGTTATATTCATTAAAAACTATTCTAACTTTACGTAACATATCGTTCAAACAACTAGCACATGAAGTTGGTCTTTCGTTTGTTTTAAATACTCTATTGTAAACCTTTAAGAATTCAATTTGTTGTGATGGTTTAATCTTAACAGAGATTTGAGGCAATAATTCTTCCAACAGCTTGTATTCAGGTTCTGTTAAGCATTCTGGTGTTTTGTAAGGAAATAACTTGTTAAGTACTTCTTTACGTTTATCGCAGTTACAATCATTCCCTGCAATGAAGTGAACAACCTTATCAATTCCTGTTGCTTCAGTAAACTTTGCTACTGTGTCTCCAAATCCTTTCGATATTCTTTTTGCCATATCTTTAATTTTCGTTTACATTTTTTAATAGTGTGAAAAATAGAAGTCAAACTTATTTTAGTTTCCTTTTCAAGTTCACGCATACTTTTTCCGCTCCGTAAATATAATAAAAATAGTTGTTGGTCGAACCACTCCCAGGATTTTATTTCATTTTCGACGCTCTGATAGTATAACTCGATTTCATACGTTTTGTTGTTTTCGTCCTCTGATAGATCAACAAGAAGGTCGATGTCAACCATTGAAACATTACGCTTGCATGAGTCATAAAAAGAGTTACGCAGCATGATCCAGATGAATGACTTGGTTACTACTTGACCTTTGCCGTACTTGTGAAAACGAATGTACATATCTTGTACAATGTCTTCAGCATCTGTCTTGGCTCCGAATCGTTTAACAATTCTTACCCATTCATCGTGATGCTGCGCAATCTCTTTTAAATTCATGCTTACTCTTTTATGAACGTACCTCCTTCGGTTTTTCCTTTTCGATATTCAATAACTTTAAACGCTCTATTTGCACAATCTTCTAATGAGTAGCCCATTTGATTAGCAAGTATAACAAGTGTGATGTAAGTGTCTCCAAGAGCGTCAATCGTTTCTGAAATGTCTTTCTTTAGTATAGCCGAGGATAGCTCTCCAACTTCCTCCATAACCTTTGCAAGCTGTTGAAACTTATTGTCGGGGTTGTCTAACTTACGAGCCTTAGCCCAATTTATTATTTCTCTTTCCATTCTTTTAAATATAAATCGATTAAAAATTTTGTTTTCTCAAGGTCCTGTACAAAGTTACCTTTTTTTCTGCATCTTACCAGGCGTTTAACCAAGTCAAATTCGTATGCGTTTAGCTCGTGGTCTTCTGCAAACTTGTAAAGTGAACCTTTCTCATTATTGTAATAACTTGGTGCGTTATCGGTCACTACTTCAAAGTAGTTCTCGAAAGTGTCAAACTGATAGTCCTGCCCTTTGTCGTTTATCACCCAAATATAGCTCTTTGTTTGCCCTACAACTTCGTAAACTTTACCGTATGTAAAATTTGCAAAGTATTTTTCTATACATCTTAATTTCATAAATTTTAATTTATAATTAATATACGCATTGCGTGTATATGCGTGTTATATTCAAGTGGCGAATTGAGAAATCAGCTACTAAATCTCATCTTTTATATCGTTATAATTTCCATATATTATTGTGTCAAATATTACATTATTATTATAAATTATTTTTTTTAAATATACTTTAATTGTTTTATCTATTAATTTTGGATAAGATTTTTTTATTTGGTATTTAATGTATTTTTTATAATTATATAAAGTATCATTTAAATTATTTTCAATTAAATATTGATAATAACCCATCAAATAATCTCTTTTATTTGATGCTAAAAAGAAACTAAAATTATTATCTATATCATGCTTTTTAATTAAATAATCATAAACCATTTTTGTCGGAGGGTGATTATTTATTTTATCTGTACATTTCATATTTATAAGTATTATTTATTTTATTTTTTTTACTATCTATACATCTTAGTTTCATAAATTATACATTTTGCTTATCTCTTCATTAATACCGTAATCAATTAGGTATCTTTTACCATTTAGTTCTCCCCAATTAGCTTTGTTGTAAAGGTCGCACATATCAATATCAAGCTCTTTAATCGCTTCTTTAACAATTGCTATGTCGTAGTGGTCAACTGCCTTAATAGGGTCGTATCGTTTCATTCTGATTATTCCACGGTTGTAACTGTAAAGTTCACCTAATATACCAAGGTCTTTGTATTTATCCCAAAGGTCGCGTTCCTGTAAACATTGTAAGTAGCCACGTAAACTGATGGGTACTTTAACAACGTGGTTCTTGAATATAAAAACAACTCTTGTACTAACTTTTATCTTCATTTTAAAAAGTATTTTATTATTTGAATCTTACTTTTTTCTATTGTTATAAACTTCCCATCTACCCTTGCAAAGATACTATTTGTTTTCAAACTTCGCTTAATATTACACACCCTACATACTTTTGTTTTGCCTTTTTCGGCTTTGACTTGGTATTTTGAATCGTCTTTTAAAAACAAAAACAAGGGGAGGTTTCGCTTGCAGCTAAAACACTTTTTCATATTTTAATTTTTGTATATACGCTACATAGCGTGTAGCCTTTAGTTAGCATCAATGCTTGCGTAGTTCACAAACCAATTCATACAAGTCATAATAATCATTATCATCACAATCATCCATTCCGCTATTAGAAGGTGATTTTACACCAAATCGAAGCAATGTATAAACTGAATCGCTTTTAAGAATTTCAGTTAAAGCACTGATGCTAACACCACCTATACCCAATTGGGCAGTTTCGTTGTTTTTTGAAGGTTCTTCCATTTTATCAAGTTTTATTTGTTATTGAATATTTGTGCTATTTATTGCCCAACTTGGCATAGATGTAAACGTTAGCAGTCATGAACCACATGCTTCACATTCTCCAAAATCTTCATCTAATTCAGGATTATCTACTATCTCAGGGGTTAACTGCTTTTTCAAGTCGTAAATCTTTTGGTGAGTATCTCCATCGGCAAACAAATCACCTGTTAAGAATGATTTTAGTTCTTCTATCTTTTCTTTAATTGTTGTCATCGTATTTTTCATTTATTGCACGTCTAATCATACGTCCTAAATTCTTTACTCCTACTTTATTCTCTCTAAACTTCCAACGGTCGACATCAAACTGCATTGCTATCATCCAACGATTCCTGTTCTTGTTGTTTCTTGAAATCATTGTATCTGAACTTTAATATTTTCTTTGAAATCGTCAATCTGTTTGATAATATTCGAATAGCTCTGAGCCATGGTCTCGTTGTTATTTTCTACAAAGGTAACCGCGAACCTTTCAACTCCTGTAATGAATGCATTTATAGTTTGCTTAATCTCGCGTTTGTGAAATATGTTATCAGATACATCGTCTAATGAATGCAAAGCAGATTGGCAAAGCATTGTTGCGTGTGCTATGTGTTTGTAATATTCTATTGCCTGCTGGCGTTTAGCCTCAGTCAAATCGCTGAGGCTTGTTGCTTTCTTTTTCATGTTAGAATGGTTCTGTTGATTCAACTTTATTAACTCTCCACGCATCAATAGACGTGAAGTACTTACCCTGCCACTCATTTGTCTTGAAGTTAAACAAAACTTCAACTTCTTGGTCAACCTTGTTGTATTGGATAAACTTATCTACTTTCTCAGTTCCGAAGATTCCAAACTTAACCGCTTGAGGGTACTGCCCCTCGGTCTCTGTTACTACAAACTCTACTTTCTTGTTTGCTCCTACTTCAATCACTTCTAAAATATTAGTGATTTTTCCGTTAAACTTCATTTCGTTTTTCATCTTCTTTTATTTTATTATTTGCTATTTTAAATGCTTCCTTTACGCACTCCGTTACATTATACTTTTTCTTTTGGTACTTTAAACGCATCCTTATTTCGTCTATTGGGATGTCACTAAAGTCAACTATACTTCTTTTCATTGATTTGATTTATGTATTGTTTATAATATTCAATTGCTGCCGCTGAACGTTCTAACATTTCCTGTTCAAGTTCTAAGTCACGTTCAATGGTTAACATCGTTACAAGGCTTTGAATCGGTGTATCTCGCACACGGTGTAAATCTTCGCTTTCGTATCCGATTAAGTCGCTTGGTGTATCTACCATGCAGTAAGCAAGTGCAGCGCGATCTACTTTGTAAAGATACATATAGCCCCGTAATTGATACTCATAATCTTTGATGTTAATATCGCTTGGTGTTGCTGGGAATGTATCAAATGACCACGAGGTTTTAATGTCGATTATTAAGTTACGTTTGTAGATGTCGCATTCACCTGTAAGAATATTCGTTGACTTTCGTACTTCATTCTTTTTGTAATTCGTAAATAGAACATCGTTAAGTAGTTCAATAGATTGCTCTTCGCATTGTATACCCTTAGTAACGTACTTATTATTTAACTCAGTAGTGTAACCGAAGTAGTCTTGTTTAGCAATTGACTTAATGTATGATTTTGCTGTTTCAGACAGTGCCTCACTTTTACTTCGTGAGGCTGTCATAATTTTCGGGAGTGATGAACATCTGATTAGCATGATTGCTTAAATTTAAGTTCGTAATACTTTTTTAACCTTAAATGGTCATGCTCATTTAAATCTGTTTCGCAATCAATATAAAGTGTGTCTGATGTAACATTATATAGGTGAGATATTGCCTTTCCAACAAACTCAACTGCAACAAACTCCTCACCTTCTTCTACATCATCAGAAAAAATAACATTTGAACCAATTGGCGCGATATATTTATTGCCTTTCAAATCCATTACTGGTTCACCCTCTTTGTCGTATAATTCATAACTTACATACATAACTCTAATTGTTTAGGTGTTAATTCAAACTTTTCTTTTAATTTTTCCATTGTGTAAGACCCATCTTTAATTTTAGTAAGTGCAGCAGCTAACCTGTCGTCTGTAATTGTTTCTTTACGTTTGCCTGTTTGTTCACCACTTGCATCGATGTCTTTATCGGTTACAAGCCCTAACATAGAACTCAAAGTATATCGTCTGAAGTAAGTAAATGCAGAACCCATAACCTGGTAATCATTCATCCCTTTGAGTTGTACATTCATTGGAATATCTGCAATGCTTTCAATAGACTCACCGCTTTCAATATGAAATACTATTGTTTTCATTTGATTATTTACTATCGGTTGCGTAAAACCTAATCCATGCTTTTTCATTAATGGATTGATTACTTTGTAAATCGCTGTAAGGTCTGCATACGAGTACCCATAACCTGCAGTACCCTTGTGTATTGTTGGAACCTCCTGTTGGAAGTTAGCCAATGCTTTGTATAAATTTTTCATGATACAAATAGTTTAACGTTGTTTTTCTTAAAGATTGTCATTTCTAAATCGTATTCAATTGAATCCCAATTAATATTTAAGTCGTCAATTAATACGTCTTGTTTCATAGCTCCGAGTACAATATCATGTCTTGATGTGCTAATTGAAAAGAACTTGCTAGCATCGACCTTCCGAAGGATCAATGCTAATTTTCTGAGGTTAGTTTTCATTTTACAACGTAATATTCATCTGTTTTTAAAAATTGATTCCAATCATTTTCGCTCCAATAGTAAGCGCTATCAAACTCTTGTTTTGACATTCTGATTGTACGATACTTGTTACCATCCTTTCTGATGGTGTAAGTTCTTGCTGATTTGTTTGCTGTAGTTTTCATTGTGTATTTTGTTTTGGTTATGTTACAAATATAATCATTAATAATTAATCTGCAACTATTTCTTTAAATTTTTCTAAACTTTTTATTAAATAATATTTGAAACCTTGGTCAATCAATTGCTTCTCAACGTATTTCTGCAATTCAGATTGAACCCCTTTTTCCGCTTTGAACTCAACAAATATTGTTTGACCGTTTTTAAATAGTGTACAGTCAGGATAGCCACTAACGTTACACCGTATCACTTTTAAAACAAACCAACCCTTAGCCTTAGCATACTTAATACACTTACTTTGCAGTTCTTGTTCGCTCATTAGAAAAGTTTTTGTTGTGCTGTATGGTTGTTAATACGTTGCATAGCTTTATCGAAATACTCTTTGTCTAATTCGCACGCTGTCAAATCATATCCGTAATCGTGGCAAGCTATTGCAATACTACCAGACCCTAAATGCGTGTCGAGTATCTTATCCCCTTGATTAGCGTATTTGTCTAAAAGCCATTTGTAAAGTGCTACAGGCTTTTGAGTAAGGTGTATTTTTCCATTATCATCTTTATTTAATTCTTGTACTCTTTTTAAATTAATAATTCTAACAACTTCTAAATTTGAACACCAAGCCAACTCTGCATCTGCAAAATTTCTATCTGGATTTTTTTTATCCCAAACAAGCCAACTCTTACTATTTGCATTTGGTATTAATTCAATAAAATGGTTTGCACCCCAAATAATTTGATTTTTACTTACTCTAACTAATTCATTAAAATAATCTAACTCTGGTGGTTTAGAATCCCAACCTATTTTTTTATCTTTAAATTGTTTTCTACTTTTTCTATTCGTTCCATGTTCTGCATTAATCCCATAAGGTGGGTCAACTATTGCTAAATCAAAATAGTTGTCAGGGTAACGAGCCATAAGCTCCATGTTGTCTTCGTTAGTTATTTTTAACATATTGTTTAAGTGTAAAGTTTTTCTTTTGTGAAACTGTTTTGTAAATTTTTTCGGTCAACGAATCTTTGCCAAAAATAAAAAATACATCGTTTTCTTTTCGCTCTTTAGTCGTTAACCTATCAATTGACTGAATGAAATTTGTTCCTGAGAAACCGAAGTTGTAAAATACTAAACAATGCGCCTTACTTAAATTCACACCTAATGCACTCGAATATTGTTGTCCAATGTAATGTTTATATGTTGTATTAAACTCATTTAAATCACTCGTAGAGTTAGGGAAAACTAACTTTAATAATTCTAACTCTTCAACGTAATAGTAAAATATAGCTAACTTTTTACCCACAAAGTAATCTTTAATAAATTCAGCTTTGCGAGTGTTAAGAATCATTGATTTGCCTGACTCAAACTTAATAGTTCCATTTTCTAATTGGTGAACTTTCTGCATTAACTTAGCTCCCGAATCTGCTAATATTACATTCTCTTTACCCTCAATTATCAAGTCTTTCTCTAAACGTTCAATTAAGTTTCTGCATAATGTAGGGTAATAGATTACGTGTTCTTTTACTTTGCTTTCAAATCCGCTTTGTTCTTGAGTAAACTTAATAATATACGGTTGTATTACTTCGTCAATCAATGCAATTTTTGCATCTGAATAGTCGTTAATCATTGCATAGCCCATGTTCTTTTGTTTCACGTTTACGAATGTTTTTGACCACTTGTAAAAGTTAACATCTTTGAATGGTGAATAAGAACTCACCCAAAATTGGTGGTACATTTGAGAATAACTTTCGGATGCAGGTGTACCACTTAAAAAAATCATTGGTACTCGTGAATATTTTAGTTTAAATTCTTTCACTCGTTTACTTGGCTTCGGGAATGCTCCGAACCTATGGTGTTCATCGTGGATTATTAAATCAAAGTTTCCTTCGATATTAGCTAACTGCTCATCGTTTGTAACGGTTAGATTAAACGTATAACCAAAGTTAGTGTAATCGCTTTCAATCGAGCTTATAGCTTTTTTTTTAGTTAAGAATAAAACGTTGTTAGCTCCGTATAGTTTGGCTGTTTCTAAAGCTGTCAAAGTTTTGCCTGTACGTACTTGCATCATTAAATAAACTATTCGCTTTTCTTTGAGTATAATATTCGCTTTTTGCGATATCTCAGTTTGGTAATCTCTTAATGCTTTCATATTTTCTTTAAGTATAATTTAACCAACTCTAATCTTTTTATCATACCCTCGTACTTTTCAATCATGTCTAATTTTTCAGGTGTGTTTTTAATAATAACATTCATAGAACTTTTTAACTTATCAAGTTCACCTTTTATTAATAAGTTAGTTATCATTTTATCCATGTTTCATACTCTTTATTTGATTCAATTAAAAATATATCGTCTTTAATATATCTAA